AAGGAAGCTCCTAGCATTGAGGATGGTAAACACGCTGGAGTCATAGGAGTTGGTGGCTTAATTCTCGCTAAGATCCCCAAGGAAACTGTTGAGGAAAGGAGAGCATATTATCAAAACCTCTCTGATTCACAAATACAAGCAGTCGATAATGATCTTATGAGAGAAAGTAACCAAGTAATGCCTATTAGTAATCCTAATAGAACTACTAAAGTTACATTTGGTAAAGGTGGTTCTTAACTTATGTTAAGGGCTTAATAAAATTTATTTTTTATAAGGTGAATTAAAATGGCAAATACAAATGCCCCAGACGGATTCACACCAGCTTATCATATGTCAGGTGGCGTAATCAGACCTTCAGAATTTGCGATAGCAAGTGCTACTAATGCCTCGATTTTTTCAGGCGATGTAGTAAATCTCTCTAGTGGTTACGTTATACAGGGTACTGCAACAGGTACTCCACTCGGCGTATTTTACGGTGTAGAATACACAGCAACCGATGGTTCAATTGTTTTTTCAAACATGTGGACTGCCGACACTGCTACATTAGGTTCTGCGGATGCTAAAGCTTTTGTATATGTTGATCCTGATATTGTCTACGAGGCTCAGTCTACTGGTACTCCTACACAAGCATCAATAGGTACAACTAATACTATCAGCACAACCGCAGGTAATACTTCAACAGGTCGATCAAAAGAAGGTGTGACTACAACAACTTCTAGTGGTATTGCGACAGTAGTAGGCTTCCCAGATAAGCCAAATAACTCTATTGGACAATACGCTAGAGTGTATGTAACATTCCCAGCTTCTGTATTCGGCAATAGCTAAAAGGTGATTTAAAATGGCAATAAATAGAGCTCAATTAGTAAAAGAACTCGAACCAGGACTAAATGCACTTTTTGGTCTTGAGTACGACAGATACGAAAACGAACATACTGAAATTTTTGATACAGAAAATTCAGATAGAGCGTTTGAAGAAGAAGTCATGCTATCAGGTTTCGGTCAAGCTCCCGTCAAAGGCGAGGGTGCAGCTGTGACTTATGATACAGCACAAGAAACTTTCACAGCAAGGTACAGCCACGAAACTGTAGCTTTAGCTTTCTCCTTGACAGAAGAAGCTATAGAGGATAACCTCTATGACAGCTTATCTTCAAGGTACACTAAAGCTTTAGCTAGATCAATGGCTACTACTAAGCAAGTGAAAGCAGCAAACGTACTTAATAATGGTTTCTCAACTTCCTTCCCAGGAGGCGACGGTAAACCTCTCATGACAACTGACCATCCTACCTTATCAGGTGGTGATCAGTCAAATGAGCCAAGCACTGCAGCTGACTTGAATGAGACTTCGTTAGAAAATGCGATGATTGATATATCACAATTTGTTGATGAAAGAGGTATCAAAATCAATGTTCAAGCAAGAAAACTTATTATTCCACCTCAACTACAGTTTGTAGCTGAGAGAGTTTTAAAAACTCCAGGAAGAGTAGGTACTTCTGATAATGATATTAACGCACTAAGCAACATGGGTATGCTCCCAGAAGGCTATGTGGTAAATCATTACTTGACAGATACTGATGCATTCTTCATTAAAACAGATGCACCTAACGGGTTGAAACACTTCGTTAGATCTCCTATGTCAACAGGCATGGAAGGTGATTTTGAAACTGGAAACGTTAGATACAAAGCAAGAGAGAGATACTCTTTCGGGTTTAGTGACTGGCGTGGAATCTACGGATCTCCAGGAGCATAATTCGTTTTTCGAATTTTAAGGGAGCTTCGGCTCCCTTTCTTTTTTATACAATACAGTATATCATTCAATTCTAGGATTTATTAACTTGTTTTACCAACTGACCTAGCAGACAAGCCAAGATGGTAAAACTTATTTCCTAAGGAGGAAATTATGGCAAAATCGACATTCTCAGGTCCAGTAAAATCTTTAGCTGGATTTATATCAGCAGGTAATGCTAACGTAGTCAGCTTAACAGCAGACACATCACTTACAGTAGATGCACACGCAGGTAAAATACTTACATGTAATGACGCAGACGGTAAGTTTACATTACCGAGTATAGTAGCTACCGATCCAGGTGATAACACTGATCCTAACCAGTTAAATAACTTAGGTGCAAGTTTTTATTTTGTAGTAGAAACAGCAGCAACCGACATGGATATTTTAACTGACGGAACAGATAAATTTGTAGGTGGTCTGTACACTGGTAAAGATGACTCTACAGGTAAAACATTTATCTCAGGTGCATCTAATGACGTTATTACTATGAATGGAAGTACTAAAGGCGGATTAGCAGGCAGTATCGTAAAAGTAACTGCTATGGGTTCAGCTAAGTATGCAGTAGAAGGTATTATACTAGGCTCAGGCACTATAGTAACACCATTCGCAGACGCATAGGAGTAAATTATGGCAGACGCAGTAACCTCAACTACTATTGTAGATGATGATAGAAAAGCTATTATTCAGCTTACTAACACATCAGACGGAACAGGTGAGTCAGCCGTAACTAAGATTGATGTAAGTGCTTTAGCAGCAAGAAAAGGCGATGGTGCGACATGTACTGGATGCAAATTAGCTAAAATCACTTACTCAACCTTTGGTATGAGTGTAAAACTACTTTGGGACGCAACTACCGATACTATATGTTGGGATTTAAATTCTGACTATAGTGACGATATTGATTTTTCAGAGTTCGGTGGTTTACAAAACACAGCAGCAGCAAGTGGTAAAACTGGTGATATAAAACTCACCACCACTGGTCATGCTAGTGGCGACTCCTACGTTATGGTACTAACAGTAATAAAAGAGTATTAGTAATGGCTACTTCTGGTAGTAAGACTTTTTCTCTTAATATATCTGACACTATTGAAGAAGCATTTGAATTAGCTGGTATTGAACTCAGAACTGGGTATGATGCAGAAACAGCTAGACGGTCAATGAATATTATGTTCGCTGATTGGTCTAACAGAGGTGTGAATATCTGGACTATTGAGCAGGTTACAACTGATCTTACTTCAGGTACTTCTAGTTACACACTCAATTCTTATGATGTTGATATAGTGTCAGCTGTTATACAACAAACTGATAGTAACTCAAACACTACAGACCTTAGTATTGAACGTATAGGCAGAACAGAGTATTTACAGATACCTGATAAAACAAGCACAGGCAGACCAACACAATTATTTTTAGACAGACAAACTACTCCTGTAGTAAAGTTATGGCCAGTTCCAGACAGCACATACACATATAAGTTAATAGCTAATACAATACAACGCATTGATGACGTAACAGCTTCTAATGAAGACCCAGAAGTTCCATCAAGGTTTATACCTTGTATGGTTAGTGGGTTAGCGTACTACATAGCTATGAAAAAGAATCCAGAAAGAGTTGCTTTATTAAAACAACAGTATGAACAAGATTTTAAACTAGCAGCAGATGAAGACCGTAATAGAGCTTCTTTAAGATTGGTGCCATCTAGGAGTTCTTATTAATGGCTTACGCTTCTGGTAAACATTCACTAGCTAGATGTGACAGATGTGGTTTCGTAGAAAAATATCTTGATTTAAAACAAGAGTGGAATGGGTTGAGAGTTTGTCAAGAATGTTTTGAACCTAAACACCCACAATTAGACCCACAACCACATAGAGTAGATCCAGAAGCTTTACGTGATCCAAGACCAACAGAACCAGCACCTACTATACACTTAGGCAAAATAATAGTTTCTAATCCTAAAGATAGTCAAGGCGTAAGTTCTCCTATAATGTTCGCTAAAAACAGTAATACTATAGGGACACAGTTTGATGGTTTTAAAGCTACAGCTAGTCTTGGTGAAATAAGTATAGTAACATAGCATTATGAGTTGGACAAAAGCAACACTTACTACCGCAATACAAGACTACATTGAAAGTACAGAAAGTAGTTTAGTAACTAATATTCCTAATTTTATAAAAAGCACAGAAGAAAAAATATTAAAATCTGTTCAACTTGACGTTTTTAGAAAAAACGTTACAGGTACAAGTACAGCTAGTAATACATACTTGACTATGCCTAGTGATTTTTTAGCTCCGTTCAGTTTAGCACTTATAGACGCTAGTAATAACTACAATTATTTAAAACTAAAACATGTAACTTTTATACGTGATTATCAACCAGCTGAAGCAACTACAGGCACACCTAAATACTACGCTGAGTTTGATCAAGACAGCTTTATACTAGCACCTACACCGAGCACCGATTTTACATTTGAATTACATTATTTTTACCGACCAGCTTCTTTAACTGCTGGGGGTGACAGTGGTACAACTTGGTTATCTACTAACGCAATGAATGCTATGTTATATGGTTGTTTAGTAGAGGCTTGTACTTACTTAAAAATGTTTGAAAGCATACCTGTATATGAACAAAAGTATCAAGAAGCTTTAGCTATGCTCAAAAACTTAGGTGAGGGCAAAGATACCAGAGATCAGTATAGGTATGATGAAATAAGGAGACAACCACAAGCATGATAGAAATAGATACTAAAGGAGGACTTGGTGATATAGGCGTAGCGACTACAGAATATAAAGGTCACAGTCCTGAATTTTGGGCGGAACGTTGCACACTTAGAATATGTGGTATATCAGAAAACGCAGCACCTCATATACGACAACAAGCTGAAGCATATAGACTAGCTATTTATGAACAAGTATTATATCATATTAAACAAGCAATCAACAGTCAGGTTGTGACCATAAACGGTGAACTCACCTCACAAGGTCATGAAGACATGGCTAAGATAATAAAGGAGCTTTAAAAATGGCAATTACATCAACATTAATT